AAATGGGAAATCACCACTCTATAAGCTGAAACAGGCGTCAGACAAACAGGCTGGATGGAACAATAACAGCGGACCCGCCGACAGCACACTCATTCGATGACATTTCCCGAACCGTTGCTATGCTAGGCCATGCGTAGTTCCTCACAACAGTCCCGCTGGTCGTTATCTCTCTGCAATTGTCAGTAACGCCAGTTGGTGCTGTTGACGAAGAGGAATGCAATATATTCCCATTGGCCTTAAAATCCATGCGATATGGTTCACCAATTGAAGAGAGAGAGCTTGTTGTTCCGGCTGCTTCGTCATAAATTGTGTAACCACTGCTCGACGGGAGCCAGAGATCATCCGTTGATGGCTCTAGCTTTCCATACCCCTCCTGACTCGCAATCGCCTGCCGTCCAGTAATAGACGTGATGGTGTCTGACCATTCCAGCAACTCGTTTGCATCATTCTTCCATAGCTCGTTTTGCGTATAGTCTTCAATACCACTATAAAACGATCCGTCCGACAATGCCTTGCTGACCGTTCCTCGGCTGTCAGCCATGTCCGCTCTGGCAGGCGACGAAGAGACTGAGAACGCAGTGTACGTCCTGCTGTAAGATCCAGACGTGTCGTATTCAACGCCGTGGAAATAAAACTGCCTAGTTCCAGAACTGTTTACGTCAAACCACAGGATCGGGCCAGAGGATGTAAGCTGAAGGGTTTCCACGCCCACTTCCGTAACGGTTGACAAATCAACTGACTGCTTCTCTGTTGTTGTTCCGGTGTTTGTTGATATGTCGTTATATATTTCGTTCGAAGTCCATGATGCACTGCCTGTGGAGTCATACTTAACAATCCACGCTTTTGGACCCGATCCCTGCCAAACTATATATGTGTTCCCACTTGAGTCGCCCGCGAACAGCTTTATTCCTCCCGGACCGCTAACGAAAACCGTAGCGTCTGTAGGTCTGTCATCCTTGATGTCTATAGTCCACTGCCTTGCACCGGATGAATTGACTTTATGGATATAATCCCCGCCATACGAACTGTTATTTCCGTTCTCGTCTTTTGAAGACAGGAAATATATGTTGTCGGAAGAGTCCACAAAAAGATTTGAAACAAAACCAGCCGCAGCAGCAGTTGACGCACCGTTCAGGTCTGTGGTTCCTGTCATCGCCCACTCAATTTCGCCTGACGTATTGCATCTGCCGACGTTGTAGTAACGATCAGTGTCACAACAGCAAAACCACATTAGACATATCCTTTCGGACACTTCCCATTCGGCAACTCGGCAAGCCGGATGCACGACTTTCCACCACCTCTGCACTTGCACTTCGGGCAACGCAACTCGACACGGAAACGGCACTTGTCGCAGGCTTCTAGAAACGCAATGAAACCATCGCGGGACCGCTTGTGTTCCGGGTGCGGCTGGAACCGTTCAATGGCTTGCTCGAATGGTTCATACATTATGCTGGGCACTCCAATGGTAATGCGCCGTAATAATCGGCCCCGTCAGCATCAATCAACTCGACGATCAGCGCATCGTTCCCACTATCAATCTGCTGGTCCGTGATATTGGTGACAGAGATGTTTGCGCCCGTATCCTGAGTTGTGCGATAGAGTGAAACAGTCCCAGTTGAACCGGCTGTGATGTTAGAGTCCGCTTTCCCGAACATGATCACCGCAGGGCGTTCTTGGTTGTGCCTGATAATACCGTACCCGACGCCGGGGAAGTGATTCGCCCAGCCTACGGTTCCAACTGGCAACGTCTCGCCACGGTAATTCGGAAAGAACTCGAACAGGTTGATTTCCTGAACCTCGCCATTGAACGGCGTGTGTTGCACAGAGACGTTCTGACTGCCTGCCAGCTTGCCTGAATCGGCTGTCATTAAGTCAACAAGCTGCCCTCGCTTGTTTCCGGTGAATCTTATCAACCAGGTTCCGCCGCCGATCAACACTTCAGCGTTGTTCGCTCCCCAGATAGCGTCCATCTCAGACTGCATCGCCGTTCTACTGGCGTCGTGCGCGATGTCTGATGTGTCTGTACCATTTGAGAGCGTGAACGTCCCATCGTCGGCTGTTTGCCCGACCGAAACTATCTGTGCGGCATCGCTGCTATTTGAGACGTTTAGCCGATAGCCTTTGGCGAACATGCGGGAACCATCCAGTTCCTCAGTCAGCACGAACGGAACAACGCCCAGAGACTTATTGACTCGCCCACCTAATCCCTTCAGAGGTGCAGACGGTAACTGAGAACGAAACCAGCGATACATCTCGCGATGTTCTTCGACGAACTCTTTGGAGACGAGATACTGACTCATGTGAACGGCAATACGCTGAAGGCTTTGGTATCTTTGGTGCTGTATGTTTTGGTGACAATCTCACCAGACGAAAGATTGGTTTTCAGCGGCTTCACGTTACCATCCGGGTCCACCGTCTCGTCTCGTATCGCCTTCCCGTTGGAATCAAGAAAAACGGGCTCGTCTACCGGCTCTCCCGCAGATGTAAGAATCGGCCTCAGTTCGGCGATAGTCGTCGGTTCAGCGGTGACGTAAATGGTCGTCTCAACAATCTCCCGCAAGCCGACGTTCAGCAATTTCTGATCCCAGCCATCCTGACGAAACAGCATCTGGAAAGAGATTTCGTAGAACGCCACGCCGTTTTCTGTCTGCTGGTCGCTGATGTTGATAGCGTCCATCTTGAGCGTCCCGGCATCCAAAACCGCACCACCAATCGTCACGGCGTCAGAATTAACGGCATTCTGGTATGACGTTACCCAAGACGGAACCGACACAACGTTCTTGGCTACGGTGATTTGCCACAACGCCCTGTCCTCTTCCACGCCAATCAACAAGTCACCAGCGTCATTGACAATCGGGTTGTCGTCTTTATCGAACAGGATTGGTACACGCTCATTCTGAGTGCTCCATGTAATGCGGGCAGGTCGAAGCGTTGGGTCTTCTGTCTCCTGCTCTGCCTCTCGGTCCGTCGTGTAGTTGACGGTCAGCAGTGAGACGACTTTTCCGGTATCAATCGATCTATCAAGATTCCTTGATTCCACATAGGCCAACCCGTCATTCGGATGGATTGACCACATTTGAGGAACTTGGCTGTCCGAGAGAATAGATCGGCTTGTGTCTGATGCGGCATGTTCAACCAGGAACGTGCGAACGTACTTGAAGACGAACTGGCGGTCGTCTGATGTCGTCTCAGATTGAAGGGTGACGTTAGTTACGGCCATTAGCTTGTCGCCCCCGCTACTGCAAAGGTGTTGCCGCCCACTTTCTTTTCAATGCTCTTGAGCGTCTTGGCCATCATGCCGGTGTTCTTCGCAGTGGCCTCTTCTGGCTTCGCCTTGCCGCCCGACATTGCGGAAACAATCTTCTCAACGCCTTCGCGGGTGAATGCTCCGATAGCCTCGTTCGCCTGTGTTTTCCGTGCTTCATTCCCTTTCGGTTCCTCTTCAGCTACTGAACCTGCACCGCCAAGCGTACTGGGATCCACGCTGCCAATATCGAGAGAATCGCCTACCGCGTCACCGAATCCTAGCTCTTTCGACAATGCGGCTTTGTATTTGTTCAACGCGGTCTTGTCGAGCTTAGGAGCCTTGAAGTCCCTCAGTTCAAGCGACTCCTTCAGGCTGCTCTGGAACCCTTCAGTGAGCCCCACAAGCAACGGCTCGAAACCTTCTTTCCCGAGACTTGCAATCGATTTGTATGCCGCCTTGAAGACTTCAATAATATTCTTGCCGAGATTACTCATCACAGTCAGCGTGAAGTTGCCAATGTCCTTAAATATTTCACGCCAGTTCCGCAAGGCAAATCCGCCCACATCTGCAACCACGCCACCGAACCACTCAAAGCGAGCCCTCATTGTGATGAATGCGTTGCTCGCGGCCTCTCTCACAACGTCCCACACCAGCCCGAAGTTCTGAGCCGAGAACATCACGACCTTGATTCCCATATTGATGTCCTTCAGAGCCTTCGTTGCAATCGGCAGGAACACGCTTCCAATGGTGGCTGCGTTGTCCATGAACGTCGCCTTGAGTGCTTTCATCTGGTTGGCGAATGAACCAGAAGAGCGGATCGCGTCCCCCTGTGCGGCTGTCGTGCCTTCCATAATGATGTTCAGGCGAGCCATGACCTTTTGTTGGTCGGTCAGAGTTTTCGGATTCCACCCCATCTGTAACGCCCGCTGCTTCACGGCGGCTTCCGACACAATCACGCCGTATTTCTTCATCACTTCGCCCGAGCCCGTCAGGGCCGCTTGCAGGTCTCTCAGCGTGTCATCGTCGCTCATATTGTTAAACGAGGCCAAGTCGATAGCCAACGCGGTAATCTGCTTAGACATCGTCTCAGCGGCCCCAGGTTCAAACCCGAGAGGAACAAACAAATCCTGAGAACCCGCCATGAAGCGGGCTATTTGCTCTTGAGAACGCCCAACAGTAGAAGCGAAGTTATCCCCCCACTCCTTCACGCGGTCTGCATTTTCTCCGAAGACGACGTTGAACTTATTCATTGTCTCCTCAAGGTCGGAAGCAATCTTAATCGCGGGGACCAACGCAGCAGCAGCAGCCACACCGACACCAGTAACGGCTTTGGTTGCAAATGAAACCAAGCCACCTAGTGACTTCTTCGCCTTCTGGATTCCACGCGAAAACCGCTTGGAATCCATGCCGAGCCTCACGACTAAATCACCACCGAGTGCGATGTCAATTCCTCCCTAAAACAGTGTTCAGTCTTCAATGAGTGGCATGTGGTCGGTTAGCTTGCCTCCAGCAATCGCCCTAGCCACCGTCGCTGCCTGATAATCGCCTCTAATGACTCCAAACGGCTGTATCTGATACAACGCAACCCACTCTAAATACTGTCGTCTCGTCACCCTGTTCTGAAAGTTCTCATAATCAGGTTCACCGAACGCAAGGCTGATCATCATCAGGGTTCGCTTCTCTTGGTCGTCCCTGAGTCGTTCTACTTTTTTTCCATGTCCTCGTCGTCTGTTAGGCCAGACAGCCGAGCAGCTTCGTTAAAAATTCTCGATAAAACACCAGCAGGCCACTCCTCCATGATCTCTGTCAGGTGCGTCTCGTCATACATCTGGTTTCCGCTCTCATCGACGATTGACATGATGGCAAGCATTGCACGGTTTTCAACCACCTTCTTGCGAATGACTCGCCCTTTAGCGTCGTGGTATCGCTCGTGCCAGGCTTGTGCCTCACGCTCTGAGAGTTCCTTCAGGCGGACATCCTGTCCGTCTACCTCAATCGTTATCGTCCTTCTCTGAAAGTTCAGCATCGTCTCCCCCTAATGGAAATGAGTCTGGGTCAAGTTCGTTCAATTCAACTTCGTACGCTTCGCGCATCGCCTTATGGTGTTCCCTGGCAGCACGCCCCGCCGGCTTGCTGAACTTCAATTGATTAGCCAACTGCTTGATTTGAGCCGGTCGCTTCTTCAGCCACTCCCGCACCTTCTCGCGACACTCCTCGTCCTCTGGTACGGCTATCGGCTCTGAGTTCATATAACCGCGAATACAGTTTTTCCACGAATCCGGATGGTCTTGAATGTGACCCGGATTCCGTGTAATAATTTTCGGCACGTCGTATTCTTTACCAGCCTGTTTCGCTTCCTCCCGGTCTTCGACTGAGAATTCCGGGTTGATGGCTTTAGCTGGTTTAATCAGTCTCGCCTTCATGTCTCATTCCTTAGCTCTGGTATGTTGGCAGCCCGTCAATTTTGATTCCGAAGTCAGCAGTAAGTGCGTCGTTCAGATTTGCAGACGGGTCAAAGTTCGTCACAATTCCCACGAATGCCCAGTCTGAAGTCGTGGCAGTCGATTCCCAGATAGCATTGAACGCAGTGTCGTTCACTGGCGTCGTGATAGCGTCCGTGAGAGCTTGCTGTGAGGCGTTGGTGGGATCAAAGAAGCAAGTTCCCGATACCGAGCCCCCCTCACTGAATCCGTTGACAATGTAGGTGCGTCCCGCACCAGCCTGCGCGAGGTCGCTGGACTCAATCGTTCCCACCTCAGAACCCGAGAATGAGAAGTCCGTTACCTGTGCCACATCGGTCAGGGTTGTTCCAATTGTGATTTGTATCTTCGAGCCTTTTGACTTTTTGACAGTCATTCTTCACTCCTTAGCCAGGGTTTTCGTTATTGATTCGATAAGTGCCAGTCATAATGTATAGCGGTGACGCTTTCCCGTCATCCGGTTCATCAAGGTTGGCCGATGTCCCCTGCCACTCTGTCTCTCTGATTGTCAGACTTCCGACAGTTCCCGCAAAATCCGCGAGACCCGCCGCCGTTCCCGTCTGCGTTGTTACGCCGTATCTCGTCGCCCACTCCAAGTCACGAGCCGTTGTCTTACTCTCCGCAATGCACTGTACCTCAATGGTCGTGTAAACATCCGCCGTGAGACCTTCCAAACCCTCAACAGGTTCTTCCGAAGTCATAGTCACGACTATCGCTGGATAGGCGTCTGAAGGAATCAGGTGGTCAACTCGAATGCGGTCTGTGATATTCGTCACAGCCGCGATTGATTCGAGCTTATCCACAACAGCCACTTCAATTCCGACTGTCACCCCTTTCTCCTGTTCTTACGCCGTTCCTTCTCAACCTCTTTGTCAAACTGTTTCTTGAATCTCTGCCGCATTTCTTCAAGCGCGGCAGGCTCTGCACGACTAGCCGCAGAATCCACGAATGGTCTTGGTGTCACCTTCCCGCGTCTCGCGCCCTTCTTGGTTCGACGCTCGTTAGTTCCCAGCGGAACCCAGTGTGCGTGAGGCGCGACTGTACTGCTTGTTATTCCCAGTTCTTTGTCTAATATTCTGTTTCCAACCCGCAGACCCGTCTTGCCTGCGTAGTAGTCACGCTTGGCCTTGTAAGGTCGCGATCCCACCGACTTCTTGACCCTCTTCATGTTGTGGCCAGGCGTTGTGGCCTTCGGAACTGACTTGCGAATCTCGCGTGCAATGATTGTGAGAGAACGGTTGACGGCAGTACGCATAATTCTCTTACGGACACTTTCACGCATTCCACCCAGAGTCGCCTCAAGTGCCTTTGCGCCTTCCACGATTGACTGTGTCATGCCGTCGCCTCCACCCACTCGGTACAGGTCAACGTCAATTCGCGATCCGCAGCGTCCTCGTCAAGTGCCGGGCCTGTCAGATACTGCGTCTTGTTCTCAAACTGAACTCGATAATCCAAGCCATTGATATCATTGACATCAGGATTCCAGCGAACCTTGAACACTCGCTCAATCCGTGCGTCGAGACGCGCCGTGCGAAAGAACTCAGAAGAACCGCGTGAAACCTCACGACAGAATCCACTCCAATATTCAGACCAGTTATCGTCTCGCGTGCGATCCTCTTGGTTGTACGCCGCATCTGTACCGCCTGTGTATTTCTCAATCACAATCGGCCGGTTGTATTGGTAGTTACGCATATTGCCAACCCCCGCATCCCGAGAGGAAGGCATTCGTCTTTTCAGACGGTCCCGGCAATCCGTTATAGAGGTCTTCTGCGTAGCTGAAGATGGTGTCTCTGAATCGCTTCGGCATATCGCCAATAGTGGAGTATCCGGCAACGAAAGTGATCGTCACATCCGCCAGGCCGTCGTCAGTTTGTGGATAAAACTCAGTGTCCTTCGGCTGCAAGCGTGCGAAGTGCCACGCATCGCCAAGATCCACGACATATTTAGAAGACGACCATGTTTGCGAGTCGCCATTTTCGTCAATATACCCCACGGACGTTACCGAGCTGGCAGGGGCGCGTTTCAACTCGATAACGCCGCAGGGGAAAGTATCAAGCGTCAGAGTTACAGTGCGGGAGGCCGTTAGGATTCCGGTTTGACGTTCAAACCATTCACGAGCCGATTGCAAATGGGACGCAATCAATTCGTCATGCTGCGGAAAATCAATCCGTGCATACGCCTTGAAGTCCTGCAACCAGTTCGGCTCTGTGAACGAGTTGTCAACGTACCGCTCCCGCATTTTTCACCCTTACGCGATAGAGTCAGAGGTTTCGTCAAGATTCGCTCGTTTGCTGCCGTAGCGAATGTAGGTCACAACGCACTCATCAGTTGCTGTTGCCAGTGCGAGTTGTGCCGAGACGTAACGCCCATCAGCGTCCAGAGAGCCAACCTCTGCGGATGTTGCCTCAAGGTGAACGGTGTCACCAACTGCGTCGGCGGTCGTCGGCGTGGAGGCCTTAATCTCCACATCAACACCAGAACCGTCAGAAGCGGAGTTGGAAAGAATCTTGAAAGAACTGATTCCACCAGTCCCAACAGAGACCATTGCGGAAACGTGGATTCCTTCGTAGTCGCGAAGGTCAACCCAGCCAACGTCAGCCGCAGTGGTTGCATCGGGATCAAAGTCGTACATCGTAACAGCGTTCTTGCTGCCGAACTTTTGCGAATCTAAAGTCGAAGCCATTTGTTATCTCCTATGGCGTTGTGTTTGAAAAGATGCCGGGCGAGGAGAAAGGAAGACCTCACCCGGCAGTAATAAGATTGGATTAGGTGTTGGTATCAAGCACGACAAACGGCGACAGAGTTGCCGCGCCGTTCTGAGGTGTTAGAGCGGACCTCCACCAACTCTTACCGTCGCATCGTTCCCAGAACTTGAAGGCGTTCTCGTGGTTCAAGAATCGAACGTGCATCGATGATGCGCTCTGCATTCCCTGGTATGAACCTTCGAGGTACTGAGAAAAGTCAGCCAGAATCAGATCCCCGGAATCAGCAAGCGTGCTAGCGTACTCGGAGAAGTAGATTGGACGACCAAGCAAGGTGTCAGGCTTGTCGGTTCCGTTGCCCGGTGAGAACAGCGGCTGTGCTGAGATCGTGCTGAATGGGATGTAAATTCCCATCAGAGTAACCAGCGTGTCATGATTGGCGATCCAGATGGAGTTGCCGTAGTTGTAGGCACGCGCCCGCATTGCGGTAACATCCTGATCGGTAATCACGTTCGCGGTTTCACGAGTAACGGTAATGGTCGCAGGGCAATTCAAGATACCCTCAAACTCACCGACGCCTGTACCGCGGATTCGCTCACGAATCTTGGCCGCAACAAACTGGTCCTGATAACCAGCCTGAATGATTGCAGCAAGTGAGATCGCTGAATCACTCATGATTTCCTCAGTCGCGTAGGTCAGGCCCATCAGGGTGTTAGCCGACAGGGTGACCGTCTCGAACTGCATCCGGCTCGAACTCGGGGATTGCGTTTCGTGCCGGCGTGCGACTGTCAAACCACCCGAGACAGAACTGGAGTGGTCCTTGTCGGTACGGGCAGGGATCTTGACGGTCGGATTGCCCATCGGAATGTTCGTAACGCGACTTCCAATCGGGTCCATTTCTGGTCCAACTTGGTAAAGCTGTGCCAGGAACCCTTCGGGAACCAGATACCCACCGTAAGCGTCGTTGGAGCCCATCTGCTCATCTGAACCGGCTGTCGCCAGGTAGTTCAGCTTCTGCTGAGCATCAGAATCGAGACGCTTGCCTTGACCGGCAGCAATCACGTCGGCGAAGAAATCGCGTTCGCGCTTGTAGCCCAGATTGGCGTCGTCTTCCCAAGCTGGCCTTACGCTGATTGGCTCTTGTGCTTTCGGCTTGTTGGCCGGTTTCGGACGTGGTTGCTCTGATGCGTCCTTACGCAGGGACTCATTCAATGCGACCTTCTTATCCAGCTTGGCGAGTTCCTTTTGGATCTCGTCGGCTCGTGCCTGTTCCTTCTCGTCGAAGTCCTCATCCAACGCAAGAAGCTCATTAAGCTCGGCGTTCAATGCGTCCTTCTCTTCGGCCAAAGCGGCCAACCGCTTATCAATCTCTGTGACTTGCATGTTTGATGCTCTTCCCGCCCCCGCAGGATTTTGTTAACGAAAAAAGGCCCAGAAACCAAACGGATTTTCTCCGTGAGATTTCCAGGCCTTATGAAGTACCGGGCAAACCAGTGTTTTTTGTCTAATTGTCTGCTATTGGCAGGTTGTCCGCGTGGCGTGACACCCAGCACAAGTCCCCATTGTGCTTAGTTGGCGACCGTGCGTCAACCCCTATTTGAACGAAATTTTGCGGCCCTCGCTCGATTGCGGTTTTTCTGCCTCTGCGCCAGTTCATTCATGACATCGTCAAGAGTGCCAATCTCGTCAATCATGCCACGTTCTTTCGCCTCGTCAGCGTAGAACATCCGGCCCCTGCCGAATTCTGCATTGACGTGCGATTTACTCACTCCACGATTCTTGGCAAGTGCGGTCACAAACTGGTCGTGAATCTTGTCAACGCGAGACTGAAGATACTCACGGGACTCATCAGACAACTCGCCCATCCCTTCGGCCTTGTACGGGCTGTCCGTGCTGGTAATGTACTCAACTTTGTACCCAGCGTCTTCGAGTGCCTTAGAATCGTCCAAATGAGT